CGAAGAACTAAAACGTACAGACATAGACGTTGATCAAGAATACAGATGTCAGTTCACATCTTCACGTTCATCTATATTTGGTGTTATTAAAGACGAGGCTTTAGAAGATTTTGAGGTAGAAGAATATGGAAATAACTGATATACCAACACTGTTTCAAATTGCTACTGCACAAGAATCTAACTCACGACAACTTGAAGCACTAGGTAATGTAATAGAGTTTCAACAAACGGAAATAGAAAAAATGAAAAAGATTGTTGCAACAATGCAAGACTTAGTTGAGGAAGTGGTTAATCTTACACAGGCAACGAAATGAGAATTGCAGGTATTGACAGTGGCAAAAGAAAAGACAGCTTTGCATTTGTAGGCATTGAGATCAAAGAGGATAATGTTTTTATTATTGGTGTTAAGACATGGCTAGGCAGAAACTATCTTGAAGTTGAAAATCTAATTGCAAACATACACGCAACAAAACCATTTGACTATTACGTTGTAGAGATTAACAATACAGGCGAACACGTGTTTGAGGAACTAAAATACAGACACAAAATTCCTAATGTAATTCCAACATTTACTGCACGTGAAACAAAAGATCAATCAAAGATAAATTCTGGCAGGGTTATGCCGAAGAATCAAATGGTCTTGTGGTTGGCACGTATGTTTCAAAATAACCGTATCAAATTTCCTAAGCACAGCAACAAAGACATAGACGAACTCAAAAGACAAATTTCAATATTTTCAGAAGTAATAACAGAATCAGGCAACGTGTCTTACAGGGCAGAGGGTCAAGAGCATGACGACACAGTTATGGCATTAATGTTAGCCTGTTTCATAGGCAGGAATTTCATTAAGGATCAAGAGGGCATGACACAAGATTTGCAAGTGGTCACCAGAAAATTCACACACGTTGCAGATGATTCATTTGGCACAGGCGTTCCTGAATACACTACTGCAACAAGCGTTCAAGTGATGTACCCAAAATGAGTGTCGAGGTAGAACTTAGTGTTGCAGACTATCACAATATTTTGAATTGGTACGAACTAGCCTTTGCTAAAAAAAGCCCAAAGGATATTGCCAACAGTGATCATTCAACTCTTAGAAAGGTAACTGTGATGGCAGACGCTTATGTTCAAATCCAAAAAGAAATGAAAGACAGCGATAAGGAAGAAGCCTGATTTTGTAAAACAGTTCTCTTTATGGTTATTGATACTCATTTTAATTATTGACAAATAAGAATAACCAGAACAAAAATGCAAAACATAGTTCTAATAGATTTGTAATAAATTCAAAGGCAGTTCCATCGCCTAGATCAAAACCATCAAACTATGCGAGTGCATCTAAGAGAATGGAAACTGACAATTACCTGTATATGTATTCAAACCCATCTTATACTGATCAAGAGTTAGAACAGTTTGAAGATGTATGGGGATCTTCTGTTGCAGGTGCAGTAATTGACAAGCTAATTGAATATACTTTTGGTGGTGGTATTACACCCACGTTTGAACTAATAGACGACAAGGGATTAGATGATGAGCAAAAGAAAACTGCGTTAAAGAAATATGAATCTGAATTAAATGAATTAATTGAATATGACAGAAAGATAAATTTTGAAAAGAAACTACGTGACGCAATAACCATGACAGTTGTATTTGGCAGATGTGTAATTGCATTTGAGGGCAAGGGATTGCCAAAGGCATTAAAGATAATACACCCACGTGACTTGGGCAGAGTATTCCTAAATCAAAAGAATTGGGGATTGGAAAAAGTTATTACAACTTATCCTGCTGACGAAATTACACCTGATGAAATGTTATACTTAGTGAATCGCCCAGACAGCCCTAAACGCAGAACAATGTGGTATGGTTATTCAGACTTGCAACGTGTGGTTGGTGCTTCACGTGCATGGCGTAGAATTGTAGAATTTGATATGCCAGAAGTTGCAACATCAATGTGGTCAGGCTATGGTATGTTCCTTATCAAAAAAATGGGTCGTTCAAAGGCAGACGCAGAAAACGATATGAATACACTGCTTAATTCCTTAAAGGCAGGTGCTTTCAATGCAGTTAGTGTAGATGCCAATGACGAAGTGGAATTTCAAAAACTTGATCTTGAACCAAAGGTTAGAGAAATGGTTGAACTTGCTAGTTTTTACGAGAGAATTATTATTGGTAACTTTGCTGTTCCTAGTGCTTTACTTGGTCGTGAAGAAGATCAGAACAGGGCTACATTAATTGGCAAGATACAATTTTTCTTAAGTGGCGTTGTCAAAACAAAACGTGATTGGATTAGCGACATGGTTTCTAAGCAGTGGTACGAACGCAACATGATCAAAATGGGCATGGGCGATCTGTTGGAAACTGTTAGAGTTAAGGCAGAATTTGAAAGCATTATTGTTGAGAGTTGGTTTGACTTAGTTGATGCAGTGCTAAGAGTTAAGGGAATATTTCCTGATATGCCTGACGATCAATTATTAGAATTATTAAACTTGGAAGAATACAAGACAGAACTTGCACAAGCACCAACAAGAACAACAGGTGTGCCACAAGGAAACGTGCCTGTCAATACACCACAAGACATTGTGAATAAACAACTTAACAAAACTATGAATCAAGCTCCGTCTGTGTCTGCAAAACATATTGATGATGAACTGATCAAACACGCACTAGACGCAAAGAAGCTTGAAGTCTTAGGACATATTGACAAGATGATTAAAGATGCTGACACTCCAAAAACTAAAAGCAATAAGAAACGCAGTTAGGGCATTCGAACTAATTGATGAAGAAAAACCATCAAGAGTAGTTTTCACAACTCAAAGAGATAACCGAGTAGATGATGCAATATGTTTGCCACTTGCAGGTATTGCGTTTGAACTTAATGATCCTAACCGACCTATAATTCCAATAGACACTCACCCACGTTGTAGATGTTATTACGTTGATGAAGTCACAGGTGCTATCGTTACAGACATTTCTAGTAAGCGTGACGTTAAACGCAGAAGCGAACTTACAGACAGACAGCGTAAGAACATAGTTAAAAAAGACAGACATTATCTTACGCAACAAAAGATAGAACTCATTGACAGAAACATAAAGAAACAACAGAAGTATGTTAGTCCTAAACAACTAAAAAAATACGAATGGCAATTTAATTTAGAAAAGAAAAAAGCAAGTGCAGAACAATTACTCAAATGGGTTAGATCGATATGATTGAATGGTTTTGGCATTTCATGTGTGCGTGTTATCTTGTTGGTGGAATTACTATTGGTTATTACTTTAGTCAATGGCGTAACAGCAAAAAGAAAACAGGCACAGGCAGATGGGATTATCAATAGTTCTGTTATTGTGTATAGAGGAAAATTAGACAATGAATGTGAGTTATGAAATGCTTGGCATTATTGCAACGTTTGTTATACTAGGTTCAGTATTAACAGTGGCAGGTGTAGCAACATCAGATTTTGATTTAGGCACAGGTGAAATAAGACTACCACAAATAAACGCAGGTACATCAACAGCAACACCAAACGCATACTTTGAGTGGTGTTACCAATTTGAAAAGGATTGTAAATAATGTCAGGCTTAATTAGATTTGAAGATCAAGACAAGTTCTTCATTAAGTTCTTTCTGTTAGATGCTACACTTAATCTGAACAAGTGGGGTGTAACAGAAAAAAGTCTAAGAGATGGGCTTGATTCTTTCATAGGAAAACCATTCGTTCTAACAGCAGACTATGACCACCCTAATGCAAGAGATGGTGACGACTTGTTAGTGCAACAAGAAAAGTATCGAGTAGGTAATATCATCATGGTAGGGCTAGAAGAAAGATCAGGCAAAGCTTACGGTGTTGCAGAAATTACAAACAAGGAAGCTATTGACGTTCTAAAAGGTGGTGCTGTAAATTTTGTATCGCCTAGTATTGTATTCAATAATTCTGATGAAGTGGACATAAACGGAAATGCAGTAATAGAATCATGGGAAGGAGCTCACGTTGCAGGTGTTGCAGAACCTGCTTACACAATAGAGAAAGCCCAAATCAAAGGCAGGTGTTCAGGCGACAAAGAAACTTGTCTTAACACGTTAAACAAAGTTGAAGCAAGTAGAAGTTCATGTGGTAAATATACAGTAGTCCAAACAGCAGATAAAAGAATTATAGGTAACGCTTCGCAGTGTGTTGAAAACTGCATTAAGGAAAAAAGAGAACATGGAAAAGAAATTGATGATCAAGCGTTGGCAATATGCTATTCTGAATGTGATGAAGCAAAAGGAAACATTGATCAGAAATCATTAGAGAATATCACAAAAATTGATTTGTTAAAAAAGAAGAAAACTGCACAAGATGATTCTGATGTCACAAGCAAGAACAAAAAGAAAATTACCATGCCTAAGAAAAGTATTTTTGTTAAAAGTAAAAAAACTAAGGAACAACATTTGAAAGAATTAGAAGATTATGAATTACAAATGCAATCATTTAGCAGGAAAAAAGGTTAAACATATTTCCCTTATGTTAAAAAAATCCAAGTTTGCTAATAACATGAAATATAAATTCGGACAAGAAACCGAAACAAAAAAAGAAGATACTTACGAAGAAGATGAGGACAAAAAACAAGCTCAAGACTTAACGAATGAGAATGAGAAGCAACACGATGAAGAAATGAAAAAATCTAAAAAGCGTGGTGCAGAAGATGAAGAAAAAAAAGACGAAGAAGCTGAAGAAGAAGATAAAGAAGATGCAGAAGATGAGGATAAACTCGATCTTACTGATAAGCAAAAAGAATTTCTAAGAGATTCTCGACTTGCTAAACAGGTTGCAATTCTAAAAGCAGAAGTCAAAACATTGAAAGCTCACATTCGACAAGCAAAAGTTGAACCAATTATTGATTCAATTCTTGAAGCAAAGTCTAAACTCGGTAAGGTCAATGCAGAAGCAGAATATGCCAAACTGATCAAACTAGATAGTTCAACACTAAAAAGTTTGAAAGCAGACTATGATCAACTAAGTGATTCACAGAATCAACCACGTTATCAAGTCAAGTACGCATCAGTTGGAAGTTCTGACAAAACAGGTGACGATGTTCTAAGAAGCATTAGAGGGGATTTGGCATAATGGCAGCCACAATTGGACAACTAGCAAGATCAACAGGTATTGAGATTGTAAGTTTCAATGTTGCAGCCTCGACAAGTCTAACCGTTGGTAAATTAGTTGCACTTGATGCAAGTGGTAATGCAGTTGCAGCCACAAATTCAGTTGGAACAATAGCACGAGGATTATTCCTTGCTGTTGAAACAGTTGATAATTCATCAGGCAGTGCAGGTGATTTGCAAATTCGTTGTGCAATAGGAAACACCTATGTATATGCAGAAGCAGGTGGTGCAATCAAAGTGGGCGAAGCTGTAAAGGCAGATGCCAATTCAGATTGTGTCGTAGCAACAACAATACTTGCAGCCGAAGTTCATGTGGGTAGATTTATCGCACATGAAAACGAAAGTGTATCACCAACTGATGCAGTTGATGGAGATGTTATAATAGTGAGGTTGGGATTCTAATGGTCAAAGCAGACATAGCAATCACATATTCACCATACAACCGAAAATTCTATGCAGGTAAATTTGATGGCGAAGGCACAGACTTTAGTAAAGACTATGGTATGGAAGCAATCGCAAGATTACACCCTGACAAGAAAATAGGCGATGGTAGAATTGAAGCAATCTCTTATGAAACATTCAGATCAGCAGAACGTGCGTTTAAGAGTGGTAATATAGATGCCACATCTTTAGCAAACATAACTGTAATCGATTTGCTTTCGGAAGTCATAAGACGCGAATGGCGTGACTTCAATGCAATCCATGCAGTAAGACGTGTACCTGTTCCAAAATTGCAATTGAATGTACCAATCACAAATAAGTTTGGTGCAAACAAGAAAGTTCCTGAATTAGCACAAGCTGATCAGAAGTCAAACTCTTTCACGCAAGCTCAGTTAAGACTATGGAAGAACGTTATTTCCATATACGAATCTGATGAAGCGAGATTGAAAGCGACAATAGAACCAATGCAATTTGAGATAGACCAAGCCAGTGGTGCCTTGGCACAGGCAGCCAACGAACAAATAGTCACAGCAGTAGAATCACTAACACAAACAGCGTGTGGTGATTGGGGTGCTATGATTTCAGATGGTGACTTCAATGCAAGAAATCCATTGAACGATCTCGTTGATGCAGTGACAACAATCACATCGAACCACTTTAGACCAGACACATTATGTGTCCACCCTAGAGTTATCTCGGACTATCTTTCAAACACTTTCATTCATGCAGCCACAAGACCAGATGATAGAGAATTTTCAGGCGTATTCGATTTGCCTAAAATGCCATCAGTAAAGTCAGTGGTTGATGTCGGATTCACTTCAACAGTTGCAACTATCTTTGATAGTAGAACAATGTTGTTAGGCGAGGGACCCACGATTGCAGAATCATTTAGAGATCCATATAGGGGTGCAGATGGTTATGTAATAAGGCAATTCTTACAGCCATTGAAAACGACCAACGATGCAGGTAGAAAGCTTACAGGCGTTTCGGCATAGATAAAACAAAAACAGTGTAAGATCACTTTAAAACACTTTCATTTTTCTTTTTTATTTTTAACAAACAATACTTCTGTTATTTCTATCTCACAGCTTACTGTTATGACAGGCAGTGAGTTTATGGAAAAAAATCTTACAGGTAGCAGAAAAGGATTATTCAGATTACTTAATCAGGGAATTTGGCAAGGTGGTGGAAACACTGCACCAATTAACACAGAAACTTTGCGTGAGTTCACACAGGCAGAAATAGAGTTAGCTGAAAAGGAAGCAGGGGATTAATTTGGTTTATTTCGTATTACTAGAAACGAAGAATCTATTGAACATTCCATTGAAT